CGTTATCTCCAAATACGGATTGGAAAGTGTTAAAATAATAAAGTCGCTGATATACAGCGACTTTATTCTAAATGGTTATGGTTGGTTACGGCTGTTTCCAAGCCGTCATTTGCCGATGCAAAATGTTCTTTGTATGATGTAATTTATTGATTTATAAGGTGTTTTCTGATTTGTGCGTGGGTGAGAGCAACAAAGTAGCAACAAATTTGTAAAAGCACACCTCTTTTGTGTTGTTCTCAGGTCTCAAAGATACGGATTTTGTTGCTCTCCGCAAAATCATTAATCAAGGTTGGTTTATTCCCAATGACGTGTGTCATAAAGTCGCCCGTTATCTCTGCAAGGAAGAAGATGACTTCACGAAAACAGGGTGTCCGTAACCCGTGAACACCCTGCCTTGCTATCTGAAAGTTATTTTCATCGAATTTTCTGTATGTGCCGCCCAAATCTTTTATCGGTGTAAATTATCATTGCCGGAATCATCGGGGCACATAGAACGCCATTCGGCTTTGCCTTTTATTGTCTTGAATAGTCTATCCAATTATCGTCTGTAAGCCCGTAATCTTTGAACTTGATTATATCATGGCTTTCAATTTTATAGCTAAGTGTTTCTTTCTTCTCGTTCAACTCTTTGTTATCACTGTTGTAACCGTACAGAACTATGGCTGTTCTTAACGGTTCAACACAAAAGAAATAATCGTCAATGACTTCCCCGCCGACAGCTTTGTTCTGAACTCTGTGAACCGTTCCATGTACTTCAACTGTGCCGTCCTTGAATGTTGTCTTTTCAACGGGAGCAGCAAAGGGGGAGAATGTCAGCTTGTCTGTGCGAAACCATTGTTCCAAGAAATATTCTTCTCCCGAGAATGTCCCTTGAATTGATGTCAGTACATTTTCAACGTCAGGTGAAAACTTCTTTACTTCGGGTTCGTCATCATTTGAACAGCCGATAAATGAAATAACACTTAACAAACAGAATAGATAAAATAGTTTCTTCATGGTTATAAATATTTGTTTGCCGCCTCAATCAAAGTGTCGGCATAGTTATAAATGTCATTGATTGAATTTAACATGTACATCTTCTCGCTTTTGTTTTCATCAATGATTGCAAGCCGTTTTCTTGTAGGAGGGTCAAAATAAAAGCGGCAGACGGTCTTCCGAACATTATTGTCTATGGAAACCCCGAAATAAGAACGTGTATCTTTATAAGTGATTCGTTCAACCGGGAAAACGTTTCTCAGAAGTGATTTCACGATATAGAATGCTTCCAGTTCTTCCGCTGTGGTTACAATGCCGTTGTCGGGTTGTTCTTCATCTGTCGGCTGTTGAACTGTTGTGATGTTCTGTTCTGCAGGTTGTTCTTCGTCTTTTATGGCGGCTTTCAATCGGTCTGATATTATATCGCTAACATAGTTGTTGATTGTGCGTTTTACAAGCGTTGAGAACTGTTCAAGCACTTTAGGGGTAAATACCCCATCATACACTTGCTTCCCGAAAAAACGTACAAAATCAGGGGAGGGGGTCGTGAACTCTTTCCCGATGACGGTTCTCAGTTCCCCCATGTATTTAAGTTCGCTCGCTGAACTCAAAATCATATCAACATCAAAATACGATTTGTGGAACTTCTTCAATTCTTCTATTTGCGTGTCTTTCAGGTCAAGCATATTGATTTCCAAAAACGGTTTATCATCCATAATATTAGGTTCTGAAAGGTCTGTGTAGAACCTATATGTTATACCGTTTGTCAGGACACCGAATTTAGCCTTTGAGACGTTGAAGTAACGCAGCAGTTGATTGTCATGCAGGTTCAGGTCTTGTTCCCAATGTTTGCACTCAATAAGTATTATCGGCTCGCCGTCTCTCATTATGGCGTAGTCAATTTTCTCACCTTTCTTTGTGCCGATGTCACAACACATTTCAGGCAACACCTCCAAAGGGTTGAAGACATCATAGCCCAATGCGTTTATAAAAGGCATAATCAAAGCCGTTTTTGTCGCTTCTTCTGTCGGAAGATTGGCTTTGAGGGTATCAATGCGCTCCGAGATTTGTTTAATTGAATCTTTGAAATCCATATATCTGTTATTTAACGGTTCTCTTTATAGTGGTTGCCGTTGTTCACAGATACACACAAAAACGTGGGCATTCTTGTTAGGTTAGAGGCATCGCCAAACGCCCGTACTCTCCACAAAGGAAACGCCCACGTGATATACGCAGGCGTCCACCATTGCTCTTTGAGAGTACTCCGAAATTTTGGCGATTTTATGAGCCTCAAAAACAATAGCAAACGCTATAATATCAAAACTTTTGCAAAGGTACAAAAAGTTTTTGAAATTTGGATTTATTATTATAATCGGCTGTATTTATCGCCTGTGCGTCCTCAAATAAACCGCCGAATCAAGGGAAAAATCTTTTTCCGGAGTAGTACGAGGATGATGATAATCGCCACCCAAAAACCGCGTATTTGCGTCTGTTGCCACCATGTCAATTCCCTTTCAACCTGCACGGGCTTTTCTACGATTCTATCCCGATACACGATACTATCCCGATAAATTATCTCTTTTTCGGTCGGTACGGGCTTTTTCTGTGGCTTATTTGTCAGCGAGTGGAATAATGCCCCGTCGGGTGTTATTCGGGCGTCAGAAGTGGCAAAGGACGTTTCCAAATGGCTTGTTGTGTCCCGCACGGTCTCCCGCACGATTTCCACAGGGACGTCCATATAGACCGTATCGAGTACACGTTCGTATCGAACGACGGTTTCCACCCGAATACTGTCGGAGGTAGTAGTCGAAAGGTGGCGGCACGGACAACATGCCGTAACCGCCAAAATGAAGATGAGCAATAGTTGTTTCATTACGCTGAAAATTTGATGTCGTTGATTCTATTTTTCCAACCTTTAAGGAACCGGCCTTGCGTCGGGTTGCGCCGCACAATGTCCTCTACGAACTTGATACGTTCATCTTTGATTCGGACAAAGAACTCGGCAGGGTTTTGAGAGTTGAGTGCCGCCATTGTCTTGGAGCCAACGATGCCGTCCACGGCTACACCCAATATCCGTTGCGGAATCTTGATGCCGTGAATTCCAGATGCCCACACCCAATCCACGAGAATGTTGGCGACCGATTGATTTTTGATTTGGTCGGCCTGCCACCTGTCCCAATAACCGGATTTGAAGATGTGCAACCATTGAGCGTCGGTAATACGCTTCAACTGCTCTACGGATGCGTCTTTTCCGTAAAATTGTCGGAATGTTCCGATTGTGATACCTTTGTTTGTTGCTCCACCTCTATCGAGAGGGTCGTTTACGAATCCACCCTCCCATTTCAGGATAAAGGGCTGCAATAGTTCTGCTCGTGCCATAATTATTTGTATTCGGGTAAAATGTACTGAATGTGGTCGGCCGCCTCTTGCAACTGCTGCCGCAGGGATGCCGGTTGTAACTGCTGCTCGTGGGTGAAACCGCAGAAGATAGACCCTATCCAATCGTGTTCGTCGTCAGTCAGCCGTTTCACGACAACCGAGCAACAGCCGTTCGTCGTCATGATAGCCCGTGCTCGTTTATCTTTGACCTCGGTATCGATATTGCGATAGAGAAGAAAATCACGAGCGGATAGTTCGGCGGAGAATGCTGCCACATCCGACATTGGCAGCCGTTGTACGTTCGGCTTCATGGCAGATACGCCGTTTCGTTTCACTTCCAAACTGACTGACAAAAACAAATTGTTCACGAGTGGGTGCGGTTGGACAATATATACACGGTCGGCCTGCAATTCGTGCAGGAGCTGCCACAGCACACCGTATATTTTGGCGATATTGTCGCTGCGCTTGACTGACTTTACCTCTTCTTCGGCTTTCCACTTTTCGATTTTGAGGTCAGTCAGCTTGTTCTTAGCATACTGATTATATGAAAACCAAGCCGATAAAATGACGGCTATCGAACTGATAATTGCAGGTATATTCTCCATAATCCTATTTTATTTCCCACAAAGGTATTGAAATGATTGTATTATAATCATATTTTTAGATGAAAATTAAATTAATAATGCTTCTAACGCATTGATTTTATCCCGTATATTTTGGCGTTGATCGTGCAACTTTTCAATATCATACGGTGAAGTTGCTCGTGTTAAGGACGCTTCATAGCACTTGATGATTTTGTAGTCGCTATTCGATAATTCGGCTTTTAATGCTTCGATTTCTCTCCGCACTTTTTGAGTATCGAATACCGGTTTGTAATGATAAGCAATCCGGTTGCCAGCATCATAGGGCATGATGCGCACAACATATCCGTCCTCGCATTGTAATCGAGATTCATCAAGTCGCTCGACCGGTTTCCAGCCGTTGGCCGACAACTTCTTTATTTGTTCCTCGACGGTAATCGTTCGGCTTTTT